CTTTTACCAACAGAAAAAGAAATGCCACACTCAATTCCAATTATTACAAAACAAACTAAAAAAGAAATAATTGAACAAGGACTTTTCTATCGTCTTGTAAGTGTTGATGACTTCCCAATTCAAAATGTAAGATCAAATAAAGAAGTAGCTGAATATATAACTGCACAGGTTGATAATTTACTTCCTGCATTATCACAAACAAGCAAAAATAGGTTTAATAAAACATTTACAAAAGTTTTACAAGAAGCACTTGATCTTGGCTACACAGGATCGCAGTTGCAAAATTATGTTGCAAATAATGTAAAAAAATTATTAAGCAAAAGTAACTTAACAAGGGCCTTAACTATTGCAAGGACTGAAGGAAATAAATTAGCTAATTATGGTAGGCAAGTTGGTGCAAAATCCACTAATCTTGTTTATACTAAAGAATGGATCTCACAAAGAGATGGAAAAGTTAGGGACGCACATATAGTCCTTGACGGAACGGAAATAAACGAGGATAGCTTATTTGACTACAATGGATATAGGTTAGATTATCCCGGAGATAGTTCGCTTGGGGCTACTCCAGATCTAACTGTAAATTGTAGGTGTTTTTTAAGCTACCATGAGAAAAGGGTATAACTTGAAAGAATTTAAAGATAAAAGTTTATTAAACATAAGTGAAAATGGAACTGTTGAAGCAGTTTTTTCTGTATTCAATGAAATAGATAGCGACAATGATGTGGTACTTCCAAACTCAATTAGAAGTGGTTATGGAGATAAAGGTGTGGTTATGTGTTGGGGCCATGACTGGAAACAGATCATTGGTAAAGGAAAAATTGTGCAAGATGAAGGAAAAGCAACTTTTAAAGGTAAATTCAATTTAAACACAAATGCAGGTAAAGAAGCCTATGAAACAGTAAAGGCTATGGAGGATATGCAACAATGGTCTTTTGGTTTTGAAGTAAACGACAGTGAAATAGGAACTTTTACTAAAGATAGTGGAGAAAGCCATGAAGTAAGATACTTAAAAGATGTAAAAGTTTGGGAAGTTTCTCCTGTAATGGTTGGTGCTAATCAAAACACTTACACACTTGCAATAAAAGAAGCAAAAGATTTTGAAGAAAACGAGGAAGAAGTAAAAGACATAGGTTTAAGATTTACAGATGAGGTAGATAACTTGCTTATCAAGATGACTGCCTTATTAAAGAGATGTAAGGAGCTTACTGCCTTGCGTTTAAGTAAAAACAAGACTTTATCTGAAAGTTCAGTTGATGAGTTGGAGAAATTAAAGGACGCATTACAAGATATGCACCAAGATATTGACACACTTTTAAATATTGGAACTGATGATGAAGCAGAAGTAGTAGATTATCACGATGAGGAACTAAATGATTTATTTAAAGAAACAAATGAAATACTTAGTGACACATTGATGATAGATATTGGAGAAATAAATGAGTGAAAAAACAGCAAAACTTCAGGAATTAAGAGAAGGTATTGCAAACTTTGCTGAAAAAGATTTTTCTGACTTTACTGCTGATGATAGAGAAAAATGGGCTCAAATGAACTCAGAAGCTAAGGAATTAGCAGATGCAGTACGAGATGAGCAATTATTTCAAAAACAAAAGGCAGAAAACGAAAGTGAAATTTCTAAAGGAGCAGAGGTAAAAAACCTTCCTATTCATGAGGAAAAAGCAGAACCAATTGAAACTCTAGGAAAACAAATAAGTAACTCTAGAGCTTTTAAAGAATACATGGAAAATGGGCAACTTAATATCTCATCAGAAATTAAGTACAACCCAATTCTTGAAAGCAAAACACTTGTAGATGAAGGCTCAGCCTATCCACCTGCAGTGACTAGATCAGACTTATTGATCCCTACTGCACTAAGAAATCCTAATGCAGTTATTGACTTGTTTTCGGTTATCCCGACAACACAGTTTCAATACAAGTATTTAGAAGAAACAACCTTCACCAATAATGCAGCTGAAGTTGCAGAAGGTGGAGCATTCGGAGAAAGTGCTTTAGCATTTACAGAAAAAACAGAAAATATCAGAAAATTTGGTGTTTCTATTCCTGTAACTGAAGAACTTTTAGCTGATGTTGCTTCTGTTAATGGATATTTAGATAGCAGATTAAGAACAATGTTACAGTTAAGACTTGACGATGTTCTTATTGGAGGATCAGGTGTTGCCCCAATTATCAAAGGTATCTTAAATGTTTCAGGTATTAATACCTTTAACTTTTCAAGTTACGCAGGTAATTTAGGCAGAATTGGTCAGCTTTATCAAGCAATTACTGAAATCAGAAAAGACGCATTTTTAGAGCCAGACGCAATATTAATGCACCCTTCTGATTGGAACGATGTAGTTACTGCCGTAACTGCAGACTTTAATGGAGATGCAACTAAAGGTATCGCAGGTAAAGATCCTTTATTTGTTGGTGCAGGTATGTTCGGAAATGGTGTTACACCTTCCCTTTGGGGAGTTCGTGTAGTTCCTACTACCGCAATGTCTGCAGGAACAGTTTTGGTTGGAGTTTTTGGTGGTGGTTTAGCCGCACATATCGTCTCAAGAGAAGGTATGGAAGTTGCTATGTCAGATAGCCACGATGACTTCTTTACAAAAGATAAAGTAATGATGAAAGCAAGCATGAGATTAGGCTTCCCAGTCTATCGTCCAGCAGCTTTCTGTTCAATTACAAACTTTTAATTAAGTAGTTTTGGTTTCGCACTTGTCTTATAAACAGGCAAGTGCAAACCATACAGAAAAGGAAAATATGAAAATTAAAAAAGATTTATGGATCAATGAAGAAGGCCAAGTAAAAGAAGGCTCTAATGGAGAGTTGCCTAATGGTTGGGCAAAAGGTAAGTTAGTTGCTCGTGCAGGTGCTGAAATTAGTGATTTAGAAGCTAAAGAATATGGCTTAAAAAAAGAAACAAAGGCTAAAGAACCTAAAGATACAAAGTAGGTAAAAAATGGCTCACTCGCAATATGCAGATAAAAACGATTTAAAAACATATTTGGGTTTGAGTGGATCAGGTCAAGACACAAACTTAGATAATGCTATTAATGGAGCCTCTAGGCAAATTGATAAAATTACAGATAGATACTTTTATCAAGATGAAAGTGTCAATGCAAGATTTTATAATCCGACTAACCAATTTACTTTATTTGTTGATGATATATCAACTACCACAGGCTTGGTAGTCAAACTTGACACAACAGATGACGGAACACATGAAAAAACACTCACATTAGATACAGATTTTATTTTAAAGCCTTTAAATCCACAACCTTATGAGGTAAGTGACGCAGATTATAAAGCACCATTTACAGAACTTCAAATATTAGCAACAAGATCAAGTGAAAGATTTGATCCATTAATTATGAAAAATGTAAAAATTGAAGCTAAATTTGGTTATCCCGCAGTACCTGAAGCAATAAAACAAGCAACATTATTACAGGCAACAAGATTATTTAAAAGAAAAGATACACCCTTTAATGTGTTTGGTAATGAAGCAACAGGTACACAAGAATTATTTAGTAAATTTGATCCTGACGCAAAGATGCTTATAAAGGGTTATATTAAAAGAACTTTATGAGTTTTGATATACAGGGTGGTAGAAATCTTGCAAAAAGACTTGAATTAAATACACTTGCAGGAGTTGCTTTACGAAATTTTTTTAGTGCCTATGGTCAATTAGTTGTAACAACTGCAAAAAAGGAAGCTCCAAGATTTAGTGGAGATTTAAGAGGATCACTTACTTTTAAGCATGTTAGAGGTGCAGGTGGGTTACCTGAAGGAATTGATGTGTTTTCTAGAGCTGATCATGCGTTATTTGTGCATGGTTTTTATGATGATAAACACAAACTAAGTAAGCCATGGAGCAGAACAAAGCCTCATTGGCCACCAAAGAAAGCATTACAGGGTTGGGCAGACGCAAAAGGCATACCTGTATATTTAGTGCAGAAATCAATTTCAGAAAAAGGTACTCCAATAATACCATTTTTTAAAATTGCAATTAAGAAAAATGAAGCACAAAAAAAGGTATTATTAAAAGGAACAGGTGTAAAAATTACTGCGACTTGGAAAGCAAGTCGTAGGTTACCGAAAGGAACTTTGGGTAGTGGCTAGCTTAACAAATATACGAAATGAAATAAAAAATAATTTAGCAAATATTACAAGTTTATCTGTATTTGGTTTTGTGCCTGATAGCATAGAGCCTCCATGTGCAGTCGTTGGAGTTATGGAAAGCATAAACTATGACACAAGCATGCAAAGAGGTGCTGATAGATACGAAATACCTATTTATCTTTATGTTTCAAGGGTTGATGCTCAAGATAGTCAAGAAACTTTAGATAGTTTTTTAGCAAGTTCAGGTGCTAATTCAGTCAAAGCACAAGTTGAAAGCGACACAACCTTGAACTCACAAGCTCAATCTGTTAGAGTGATAAGTGCAGGACAATATGGTGTCTATAATATTAATAATATAAATTATTTAGGTGTTGAGTTCGTAGTAGAGGTAATAGCATGAAATATGAAATAAAGCAAAATTTAGAAATTAATGATAAGATCATAGAAAAAGGATCTATTGTTGAGCATACAGAAATTCCTAATAAAAGTATCAAATGGCTAAAAGATCAAGGAATAATTGTTAAAATAGATAAGAATTATCAAGCCAAAAAATTAGAGGAAGTCGTTGATGATCACGACACGGAATTTGAAGAAGTGCTTGAGGAGGAATAATGGGCTATGGAAAATACGGATCAAGTAGTAGTGGAAAACGAACACGCAGATCAAGACGAGGAAGTCGGAGAGGAAAAAGATAATATGGACTGTTGTGGATCAGGTTGTTGTGGTGGTAAATAATGGCTTTTAAACATGGTAAAGATACAAAGGTTTTTATAAATAACACAGAATTTTCATCTTATTTTAATAGTGTTGATAGCACACAAACTGCTGATGTTGCTGAAAGCACAACCTTTGGTAATTTAGCAAAAACATACATAAGTGGGAATAAAGACGGAACAATGACTATTACAGGTTTCTTTGACGCAACTGCAGACGATACATTACAACCTTTGCTTGGTGGTGCTGATATGATCATTTCAGTAGGAATTGACGGACTTGACGCAACAGATAGTTGCATATTTGGTCAAGGTAATATAAATAATTATGGTGTATCAAGCCCCGTTGGAGATATTGTAGCAACTTCATTAGACATACAAGCCGATAGTGGAATTTATAGTGGAACTGTTTTAGAAAACTCAACAGTCACAACCACAACCACAGGAACTGCAAGAGATAACACATTGAGCACTGCAAATGGTGGTGCAGGTTTTTTAATTGTAACGGCTAAAAGTGGGACTTCACCTACATTAGACGCAAAAATTCAGCATTCTGCCGATAATACAACCTATGTTGATCTAGTGACTTTTACACAAGCCACTGCAGAAACAAGCGAGGTAAAATTGGTAGATGAAGGAACAACAGTAAATAGATATCTAAAAGCGATTTTAACAGTTGGAGGCTCAACACCTTCATTTACTGCTATAATTGGATTTGGAAGAAATAATTAAGGAGAATAAGCATGGCTTTTGTGCATGGTAAAGATAGCAAGTTTAAGTTAGATAATGCAGGTGGTTCATTAACCGATATATCTACTTATATTAACTCTATTGACTTCCCGCAAACTGCAGATGTGGCTGAAACAACCACACTTGGAGACGGAAGTAAAACATACATTGTTGGTCTAAAAGATAGCACTTTATCAGTTGCAGGTCTTTGGGACGCAACTGCAGACGCAATTTTTGGTGCAGTCGTTGGTCAATCAGCTACTCTATCCTTTGAATATTCGCCTGAAGGTACTGGATCTGGAAAGATCAAATATACAGGAGAGGCAATTTTGACAAGTTACTCAAAAAGCTCCCCTGTTGGAGATGTAGTATCATATTCAGCCGATATGCAGGTAAGTGGAGCAGTGACTAGAGGTACACACTAAAATTTGATTAGAGTAAAGGAACACGCATGGAAATATTAAATTTAGATAATATAAAAAATATTCCTGATGTGCCTGTAAAAGAAATTGAAATTCCTGAGTGGAAGGCAAAAATACAGGTAAAAGGTTTAACAAAAAAAATGCAGGTTGAACTTGCAAGAATAAGCACCGATGAAGGAAAAGACGCATTTGATTATCAAAAGGCTTTACTCAAAGCTAGTGTCATTAATCCAAAACTAGATGATGACGCAATAGATAATCTTTATGAAAAAGACGCAGTAATTATTGACAAAATATTTGTTGAAATTGCTGATTTGAACGGAATTGGAGGAGACATACAGGCAGAAATGTCTGATGAGTTTCAAGAACAATCCTGATACTTTTTTTCAATTTAGATTAGCTCGTGATCTATCCATGACAGTTGGAGAACTTCGTAGTAAAATGTCTTCATACGAGTATAACCAATGGGTTGCTTTTTATGTTTATGAACAAGATGAACAGAATAAAGCAATTGCGTTAGCTCAAGCTGAAAGTAACAAGAGAAGGTAAAAATGGGTGCAGGATCAGATTTAATAATAAGGATAGCGACACAAGGAGCTAATCTTGCAAAGGCCCAATTAAACAGTTTAGGTAAATCAAGCACTCTGCTTGGTGGTAAATTTGGGAAATTAGCAAAAGTTGGTGTTGCAGGCTTAGCAGTTGCCATGATCGGAGTTGCTAAAGCAGTCTCAACAAGTGTCAAAGCATTTACTGAATTTGACGATAAAATGACGCAATCTTTAGCGATCATGAACACCACAATAGAACAACAAGACAGAATGGCTCAAGTTGCTCGTGATGTGGCCTTACAAACTACAATTAGTGCAGATCAAAGTGCAGAGGCATACTTTTTCTTAGCTTCTGCAGGTTTAGACGCAGAACAGTCAATTGCGGCTTTACCACAAGTTGCGGCTTTTGCTCAGGCAGGTATGTTTGATATGGCTACTGCAACAGACTTAGCAACAGATGCTCAATCAGCATTAGGCTTAAGCGTTGATGACGCACAAAAAAACTTAACTAATTTAACTCGTGTAACTGATGTTTTAGTAAAAGCAAACACATTAGCAAACGCAACTGTGCAACAATTTTCGGAAGCATTAACAACTAAAGCAGGTGCGGCTTTGAAGGTTGTAAATAAAGATGTTGAGGAAGGTGTTGCAGTTCTTGCGGCTTTTGCTGATAGAGGTGTTAAAGGTGCAGAGGCAGGAGATAAATTAAATCAAATACTTCGTGATATTCCTAGAGCAACTTCAAAAAATAAAAAAGAATTTGAAGCATTAGGCTTAGAAATGTTTGACGCACAGGGTAACTTTAGAAATGTTGCTGATGTTATTGAGGAACTTGATAGAGTGTTAGGACCTATGAGTGACGAAATGAAAGCGGCTACTCTTGATCAATTAGGCCTTAATCGTGGTGTTGCAGACGGAATTAAAATATTATCAGGCTCTACGGATCAAATAAGAGAATATGAAAAAGAACTTAGAGCAGCTGCTGGAACAACACAAGAAATTGCCGAAAAACAGTTGGAAAGTTTTAAAGCACAAACACAAATACTTCAAAATACACTTCAAAATTTAGCAATAATTATTGGCGAGGATATTGTGCCTGCTTTAGAAAAGGCAGTTCAATTTTTTCAAACTGCAACAGAACGAGTTGTTGCTTTTAAACAAGGACAAAAAGACGCAGAGGATAGTGCTAAAAAGTTTAAATTAGCCGTTATCGGTGTTGTGGCAGTTTTAGGACCTTTAGCTCCAGTTGCAACTGCAGTAGGAATTGCTATTGCAGGTATTGTAAAAATAATTGGTAAAGGTAATGAGGAATTTAGAAAACAAGAGGAACTTGGTAAAAGAGTAAACAATGTTTATGAACGCATGCGTAATCAATATAATGACACTTCTGATGAAGCAGACACATTTATTGACACAACAAAGTCGCTTGATGATATATTAGACGGAACAAATTTTACAGTTGCTGAATTAACTCACCTTTTAGATAAAAACGGGATAGCCTTAAATGATAATGCAAAGGAAGCCTTACAGACTGCACAGGCATACGAGGACGGCTTATTTGGAGGCTTACAGAGTGTAATGCAGGCATTTGATCAATTACAGGCAATACAAGACAGAATAGACAGTGCAGAAACAAAACGAAACAAAGAAGTCGCAAAAAAACTTAAAGCAGATGAGGCAGTTAAAGACGCAACAACAGAATTAGAAAAGGCACAACAAAAACTAAATGATGTTAAGGGTCTTGGAGCTATTGTTACTGCTGAAGAGGAACTTGCAATATTAAGGCAAGAACAAGCAATAAATGAACTTAAAGAAGCAGAGGAATTATCTGCAATACAAAAACTTGAACTACAAATATTAGAGGAAGGTTTAATAAAACTTCGTGAGGATAGTGTTGCATTATCACAAGAGGAAGAAAAAGCACTTCAAGATGTTAAAAGAGCAGAAGAAACCTTAACAAGAGCAAAAGACTTACAAACAGAGGCTATTGATCGTGTTGCTGAAGCTCAAAAACAATTAAATAAATTAAGTGAAAAATCCGCAAGAAATTTACTTGAACAGGCAATAGCACAAGAAAATTTAACAAAGGCTTTAGCAGGTTTTGGTGTTGGTACTAAAGGTTTTGAGGACGCATTAAATAAATTAGCAAAAATAACAGGAGAAAAAATTGGAGAAATTAATGGTTTATTTGGAAATTTATTTAATAACGCAAGTAATTTATCAAAGGTTGGAATTGATTTAGGCCCTGCAACAAGCACAGGTGGAAGTTCTGGTGGTGGTGGAGGTGGATCTCCACAAAAATTCCCTGCAACAACAACAACAACAAGTGACGCAAGATCAAGATTAACTGCCGAGGTTTTAGGAGAAACAAATATAAATATTTTTAATCAAGGAACAAATGTTGGTACTTCAGATGAGTTTATTGAAAGTGTTTCTACTGCATTTCAAGAGGCAAAGAAACGAGGAGTTGATTTTCTCTAATGCCTGTTGCCTTTGACAATGATGTTACTCTAAAAGTTCAAGTTGCTTTTGACAGTAATCCATTTGACGCAACGCAATCATATACAGATATTTCTACTTTTGTAAGGCAAATATCTACAAAACGAGGTAGAACAAATGAATTAGGCCAATTCATAAATGGAACTGCAACATTAACATTATCTAATGCAGATAATAGGTTTAATCCCAATAATGAAACAAGCCCTTTTTATGACACTTCAAACTCAATTACAAAAATACAACCTTATAAAAATGTAAAAATTACTGCGATTTATGACAGTGTAGAATATCCCATTTTTTTTGGTTTTCTTGACACAATCCCTGTAAAATATCCTGCTTTAGGTGCTGATAGCACGGTTGATTTTAACTGCGTTGATGCTTTTAAGATATTTAATTCACAAAACTTTGAGAGTGCAGGCTGGAGATTAGGTCGTGGTGGTTTTAGTGAAATTGGAGAAACAACTGTATTGGGATATGAGGATATTCAAGAATTAAGTTCAGCAAGAGTATCAAGAATATTAAATTTAATACAGTTCCCTTCTTCACTAAGAGACATACAAACAGGAACAAATCAAGTGCAAGTACAAAGTGGAACAAATACAAATATATTAACTGCATTAAGAGAGTGTGAAATTGCAGAAAATGCACAATTTTTTATAGGTAAAGACGGAAAGGCAGTTTTTAGAAATAGAGATTATAAGTTATCAAATACTCGTGCAACTTCAATTCAGGCAAGCTTTAGTAATGACGGGACAAACTTACCTTACACAAATGTAGTTACAACCTTTGATTTGAACGAAATTATTAATGTGTATGAGTGGATAAGAAAAAATGGATCAACACAATATATATCTGATGGAGACAGCGTGCAAAGATACAGGCCTTTAACAAGTAATAAAACAACAATTAATGTAAGTGACGCAGATGTTTTGTCATTAATTGAACAAAAAATAGCAGAAACTTCACTTCCAATAGTTCGTGTTGATCAATTAACTATTAATCCAAGACAAGACACAAATACTTGGGAAAAGGCTCTTGGTCTTGAATTTGGAGATAGAATATCAGTAAAAATAGTAAATCCTGATAGTTCAAGCTATACTGATGAGTTGTGGATAGAAAGTATAAGCCACAATATAAATGCAAGTGCTCAATCATGGAACTGGGGCTTAACTCTAAGTCCTGCAAGTTCAAGTGCGTGGGTTTTGGGGTCTGCTAGACTTGGAATTGGAACAAGATTTGCATATAGTTAATAAAAAGGAGATTTAAAAATGGCTGGAGCAGGTTGGAAATCATATAGCACAGGAGATTTAATTAGTGCAACAGAATTTCAGACTTTTATACAGGATCAAGTTGTGCAAGTATATGCAGACGCAACTGCAAGAGATACTGCGTTAGGAACAAATGACGCAGAAGGTATGTTTTGTTTTCTAAAAGACAGTAACACTTTACAATTTTATGACGGATCATCTTGGGTAAACTTTATCGGCGAAGGAGATATAACAGGTGTAACAATAACTACAGGAAGCACTTCAGGTTTATCAGGTGGAGCGGCTGCAACTTCAGGTGCATTTTCATCTACATTAGTTATTTCGCCTAATCTAGCAACTTCAGCAACTGTTGCAAGTGGAGATATTGTGTTAATAGGAGACGCAGACGACAGTAATAATTTAAAAAAGACAACCGCAGGAGATATTGCAAACTTAGCAGGTGGAGTTTCTTTAGGTTTAGTATTGGCTTTATCATAGGAGAGGATAAAAAATGGCAGACACGCTACATTCAGTTCAGGGAGTTTTAGGAACTTCAGCAGGAGACATTGTTGATGCAGTACCTTCAAGCACAACTGAAACTGTAATTGGTATTCTTGTTTCTAATGTAAGTGGATCAAGTGCTGATGTAACTATTGATCTATCAGTAACAAAATCAGGTGGAAGTTTAAGACACATTTTAAACGATGTATCTTTACCATTTGGAACTACAATAGAAATAACAACAAAAATCACACTTGAAACTGGAGACAAACTACAAGGTTTATGCTCAGCAGCTTCAAGTGCAGAATATAATGTATCATTTTTGCGACAAACTTAAGGAGTTGATCAATGGCTTACTTAGGGACGCAACCTAATGATGTAAAAAAGAATACAGGTTTATATACACCTAGTGAAATATTACAACTTACTAAAGATGGTAGTTGGGGTGGTAGCTTAGAACTTATTGAGGAACAAACTTATTCAGGTGCAGTTTCTTTTGTAGATTTTACTTCAATACAAGAAAGTAAATATGATGTTCATTATGTAACTATTGAAAATGCAGTAGGAAGTAATGCACAAGTTCAGTTGCAATTTTATGAAAGTGGAGTTCTTGAAACTGCAAGTGTGTATCAGTATGCACTTCAATTTTGTGCAACAAGTGGTACTTTTTTAGAACTTAAATCAACAGGTGCAGGTCATATACAAATTGGTAATTCAAGTTCTAATGAACAAAATGCTTATATATATTTATATAATCTAGGAAATTCAAGCAAGTATAGTTTTGCAACACTTCAATATATGGATAACGATAGTGATGATAGTAGAGCAGTTGCTATGTTTGGTGGTGGAGTTTTACCACAAGCAAGTACAGTTGACGGAATAAGATTAAAAATGAGTAGTGGTAACTATTCATCTTTTACTATAAAACTCTATGGAGTAAAACAGATATGAGTAACCTAAGATTAATCAATGAAACTACTGCTAGTTCTGTATCTAGTGTAAATGTAACAGATGTATTTAGTGCAGATTTTGATATTTATAAAATAACTTTTGCTTTAACAGATAAACAATCATCAAGTGATGATTTAAGTATTAGATTAATAAACTCTAGTGGTAGTGTAATTAGTGCTAGTGAATATGATAGAGCTAACTTAAATATGAAAGCAGGGTCAAGTTTTACAGAGCCAAAAAGTACAGGTGCAACATCTTTTTTTAGTCATACAGAATTAAATACAAGTAATGATAGTGGTGGTGCTTTATCATACTTATTTAATCCATTTAACAGTTCTAGTTATACATTTCATTTAGCACAAACAGACGGCTACGACAGTAGTAATAATTTTCAATCAAAAAAAATTATTGGTGTTCATAAAGATACAACAACAATTACAGGTTTTAATTATTTTGCAGATAGTGGTACTTTTTCTGCAACAATA